TATTCTTATCGCGTTATCCGTTATATCCGTTAAGTCGGTATATGTGTTATCCGTTTCAGTATTCAAAAAAATGCACATGAAAATAGTAGCAAATGATAATGCACCAAACCCGCCTATAACACAATTTGTATCATTATAAACATATGCCAAGGTGAAAAGAACACACGCGCTAACTAAAAGTAATATAAAAAAAAACATTTTGAGTAAATACTTTGCAGATTGTCCGCACATTATTTACTTTATATAATTGTATTTATCTAAGCTCGTCTTGTTATTGTATTAAATGAGTATAACTAATCGAACTTTACAACAATCTCCACCTTCTCCTTCTTAATACTTTTAGTCGCAGATACCGATAACTCCTTTCTTTTCTTACGTGTCTTTGTCTGCTGTTTCTTACGATTTTTTGATGAACTATTTCTTTTATTCATATCATGTTCAATCGTATCCAGGTTTTCTGAAATATAATCTATTATCTTATTTTCCAATGCCCATTTGAAAAAGTTTAACTGTCCTAATGTGGTCTGTATACTCGTTTTATCATCATATGGTATAGTAATACGGTCCCATCTACAAAAAGGATCAAACCGTTTTTTTGAATATGCCTTTAATTTTAATTTATAATCTACATAGATTTTGAATCTTCTTGTCTCATTCTTTATGGTGATGTTATATGTTGTATAATATTTTTTACTGTAATTTGTTACAAACCAATCTATTAATCGGAGAGAAATCTTATGTTCCCCATTGATTATTGGTAAAATGCGGTTTATATTATTGTCCTTGTTATAAAATTGCATTAGCTTTCCAAGCAAAAGACTATTTTGCGTCGCGTATGACATTATTAGTTTATATGCTCCCTGCCGCTTTAAATACTTATTGAATTCAAATATAAACATTTATTCCTTTTGAATATTGCTATCCTTGGGACGTAGTAGTGAATCCTGTACTTTTAAATCAGAAATATAGTTACTATCCTTTAAAAAGGGATTCACTGGAGTCTGGATTATCATATAACGACTTGATATTCGTTCGTTACAAACCGCACGTTTGTCACTAGGCTCTGCATGTATAGTGTCAAATTCTATAAATTCCGATATCGGTGCATCCTTTTCCTTCTCCTCCGGAATTTTTTCGCACACTTTGGGCGCATCTCTTGCACTTCGTATGGCTCCGCTACCATTTTTATCATTGGTCCATTTCCAATATCTATATTCTGTCATTATACTGATATAATATTTATTTTTCCTTGATTATCCTCATTTGTTTGGTAAATTTAAATTTGTTTTCCGTTCTGCAACGTTTTTGCAAGTTGCAGTTTAAACAACATATTACCGTATTTGCGCTACTGTGGCATAACGAATTATCTAATCTATCTAAAGTCCACTGTGTCTTTTCTCTCTTATTATTATACATTATAAGTACCGTTGACTTGCAGTAGTGACATTTTAACTTGGATATGACTAACTTCTCCAATGTTTCTTCGTAGGAAATAAATGTTTTATCTAATCTTTTTTTTTTAACATCTTGTGCTCTATAGCCAGATATCTTTCTCTTTATTTCTCTCTCCACGCTATCCGAACCATCGTACTTTTGGTTAAGAAATAACATATTGATACAATCCACAGGATCCTGACTCAACGGCTTCAATGCATTCTTCTTCTTCTCCTTTGGCTTGTCAATAATTATTTTTCGTATCATTATATATAATGAACCGAAAAACTGTCAGTAAGAAAAACATAAATAAAATAGAAAAGGGTGAGACAGTTACTCGTTATTTAAAGGATATTATTGGTTTTATAAGCTTCGTTGTTATATTTGTAGTCACCATTCCACTTCTGCTCTATAAAGATCGTAGGTATAGTTTTTTAGAGGTTTACTTACCTAATGTCGATCTTATTGCAAATCTTTTAACTTGGATAGGCGGTCCTTCCGACATCTGGTCAAATCTTTATAGAGAAGCTGATAATATATCTGAATTTACTACACAAACAGTTATTAACTACATGGCATTATTAGGCGTTACATTTATTATCGCAAAAGAAACGAAGCGAGAAAATAGTGTTTTTGCTGGTTGGTCTATGGCTTTTGTAATGTTATTGGCTACTTACCTGCTCCCAGGAAATATAGTTACGTGGTTTATGAATAAAACCAATGTATATGCAAAAAAACTTAACCTTAACTGGCTGTCCAGCAATCTATTCTCTTTCTCTGTAGGATTATTCGTTACTCTAAGCTTTCTGTCACTTGAAATCATAATCCTTAGCCATTATCGTAAGCATATAAAAAAATTTGCAAAGCTCCTGTATAAAATTCCAAAGAAATTAAAGTTATAAAATAATGATATACGAATATCTCCATATATTATATACAATGACTGAAGAATGTATGGAACTCCAAAATATAAAATACAAAACAATGCTTTTAAGTGGAAATTCAAAAGTTGTTTCAAATAAACAGGACACTGGTAATATTAGCGATTTTTTGAAGAAGGAAAAGGCATTGAATAAAGATAAACCATGGAGTAAATTAGGAAAACACATCAAAATAAAACTACTTTTTGCATATGTAGATACATTTTGTAAGGACAATGAATGTAGTGAAACTGAAAAACTGGATCTTAAGAAATATCTAACTCGTTCACTAGAAAGAAAAAAACTAGCACGTGTTAAAGATGTATCTTATGATTCAAAAAACGGTATAATTAAAAATATACCAGGACTGACCTTCGATAAGGCGCGTAGAAAATTCACTCTCCGAAAGATTGATAAAAAAAATTCCACGTTAAAAGGTTTGGCTCCTGTTAAAAGTAAAAAAAATAAATCTAAACTTAAAACTAAGGTGAAGGTGAAGGTAAAAGCGAAAACAAAGACAAAGACAAAGGTACGCTCTAAGAAAGATAAAATTGATATAAAAAATTAATCGTAATTATGTACAAAATGACCGAATGCGAATCCATGTCTCTATCTGAGGGAGAGACTATAATTGAAATTTCTGAAGTTGATAAGTGCGAGATAAAGGAGATAATGTGCGAGTTAATCGCATCTTATATGGACCAGAATATTCTAGATTATATGTACACGAACTTAAAAAAAAGGCTAGCCAAGGAAATCATGCCAACAGTTTATCAGCTATACACTCCAATTCTAGATAATATTATAAATTTACAATTAAATGATTTGTTCGCTGAATCGCTTTTACTGTATTTTAATGTCTTTGCTGTACCCCGGTCTTGGAAAAAATATGAAGTGATTATGGATAAGTCCTATGTTGATAACCAATTAACAAGAATCCGCGCCATCCCACAGCATGAGCAAAATACCACAGAGTGGTTTAATACTAGATGGAATCTTATCACCGCTAGTTCCGCCTACAAAGCTCTCGGCTCCCTTTCATCGCAAAATTCATTAATTTATTCTAAATGTAAACCCATTGATAAAAGCAAATATACAAATGTTAATATCAATTCAGCTACACATCATGGGCATAAATTTGAACCTCTGTCTACGGAATTTTATGAACGTATGTTTGATACTCAAATAGAAGAGTTCGGTTGTCTACCTGATCAATATAGTACGATGCTAGGTGCATCTCCAGATGGTATAAATTGTAAAAGAGATAATAATCGTTACGGATATTTACTTGAAATTAAAAATCCGGTTAGCAGAAAATTAAATGGTATACCAAAATTAGAATATTGGGTCCAAATGCAATTTCAAATGCATGTTACACAATTACATCATTGTGATTTTCTTGAAACTGTATTCAAAACGTATGAGACCGAAGAAGAGTTTATGGCTGACGGAACATTTACTCATACCGCACTGGGGAATCACAAGGGTATTATAGCTTGTTTTCACGACGGCACTAAACCTATTTATAAATATCCTCCCTGGGATATTAGTAACGAAGAATATGATAACTGGCTTGATGCGACTATTGATGATAACCCAACCATTACATGGATTAATAATACCTATTGGAGATTAGAAAATTACTCATGCGTTACTGTTGTTTATAATAAGCAATGGTTTGATAAAGCTCTTCCGAAATTTAAACAAATTTGGACGACTATTCTTAAAGAACGTGTTGATGGATATGAACATAGAAAGGCGAAAAAAAGGGCGAAACTGCCTCCAATGTCATCGCCTCTTTCTACCGCAATGCCCGATTTTGATATCGGTCCAGCGCTAGTCCTACCACCGGCTAAGATGGTTCTCAAAATACGACCCGACTCATTTGACGGTATTAACGATCTTACTGGTAACAATAATAATTAACACGGCGACAATTCCTTTTAGGCGGCGGCGGTATACAATTTTTCGGCACCTTTTTTTTGTCATACAGTCCTCCACACATATCAGCCGGCGCGGCAGTCCCATTGCATGGCTGTGCCCAATATTTTTCATTATTGGTTTTTTGATCATATGATCCAACAGACCATATAGGATATAATTTCCACTGAGAACTATAATTCCAACTTGATAGTCCTCCTGGCGTTTTTAACGGATAACTCTGTGTCAGAATTGGTTTATCTACACTTTTAGGATATGGTCCACTATTAATAAACCCTTCCCTACTGTCAAATAAAACCATTAATATTCCTAAAACCATTATTGTCGCTACAGTACAATTTAAAAGAAGACTGCTCATGTATAAATAATATTGATATAATAAAAATTAGTTTTAAAAAATATAAATGTATAATATTACAACTATTTAAAATATTCGTCATATTATACAACATATACTTATGGAAAATATGGACTCAGTTATTAAGAGAGACGGCGAACGCGAACCATTTTCATTCGATAAAATTTTAAGTAGAGTTACCCGTCTTGGATTAAATAAAAATGGTGAAAACGAACTGTCTATTAACTATACGGGATTAGTTCAGAAAATTATTGATAGGCTTTACGATGGAATCCCTACCTCGCAAATAGATGAACTTACAGCACAACAATGCGCATCTCTAATAACTACGCATCCGGATTATGGCGAACTGGCTAGCAGGCTATTAATATCCAATCATCAAAAAAACACACTCCCTATTTATGCCATGGTTGTAAAACAACTGTATGAATTTAAAGACATACATAATAAATCCAGCCCTCTTGTTAGTAAGGAACTATACGATATTGTCACACAAAATGCTCACGAAATCCAGAGCATGTTGGATTATGATAGGGATTTTTTACTTGATTATTTTGGTTTTAAAACGCTTGAAAGAGCATATTTACAACGTATCAATAATAAAATCGTTGAACGTCCTCAGCATATGTGGATGCGTGTTGCTATCGCCATTCACAAAGATAATCTAGATAAAGTTAAAGAATCTTATGATCTATTATCTCAGAAATATTTCACTCACGCCACCCCAACGCTCTTCAACGCTGGCACACCACGGCAGCAGCTTTCATCGTGTTATTTAATTGCCATGGAAAATGATTCTATCGAAGGTATCTATTCTACGTTAACAGATTGTGCTAGAATCTCAAAATGGGCAGGAGGCATTGGTATGCATATCCATAATATCAGAGCATCTGGTAGCCATATCCGAGGCACAAACGGTACCTCAAACGGAATTGTCCCAATGTTGCAAGCATTCAATGCTACAGCCAGATATGTTGATCAAGGTGGTGGGAAAAGAAATGGCTCTTTTGCCATTTATCTTGAACCCTGGCATAGAGATATTCGTGCTTTCCTAGATATGAAGAAAAATCACGGTGATGAAAATGAGAGAGCAAGGGATCTATTTTATGCATTATGGATTCCGGATCTATTTATGGAGAGAGTAAAGAATGGAAAGAAGTGGTCTTTATTCTGTCCTGATGAATGTCCTGGATTATCCGATGTTTACGGTTCCGAATTTAATGCATTGTACGAGAAATATGAATCCGAAGGCAAAGGTGTCACGGTAGAAGCTCGTGAAATTTGGTTTAAGATACTAGATAGTCAAATTGAGACAGGGACCCCTTATATGCTGTATAAGGATGCCTGTAATAGCAAGTCAAATCAGAAAAATCTTGGGACAATTAAAAGTAGCAATTTATGTACGGAAATTGTTGAATATTCTGATCCTACAGAGACAGCTGTATGTAATCTTGCTAGTATTGGTCTACCAAACTTCGTCGTCCAAACACATAAAACGTTTAAAAAGGTGACTATTTACACGAAACCTGATTGCGACTACTGTAAACTTGCTAAACGTTTGCTTGGTAAGTCAGTTACAGCAGAAATGAAAGAAAATGAAGTAACTACTGTAGGTGTTGGTGAAACTTATAAGGCTTATATTAAAGACAAGTATGGTGTTGAGGTTAAGACGTGGCCTCAAATTGTAATTGATGATGAATATGTGGGCGGATTTGTTGAATTGCAAGAGAAGCTACGCGCTACATTTGATTACAAAAAGCTCCATGAAGTCACTAAGGTGGTTACAGCAAATTTGAATAAGGTAATTGACATTAACTACTACCCAACGCCAAAAACGCAGAATTCTAATAATAAACATCGCCCAATTGGACTGGGAGTTCAAGGTTTGGCAGATGTCTTTATGCTTTTAGACCTACCCTTTGATTCTGCTGCTGCACAAGTGATTAACAGTAACATCTTTGAGACCAT